GGAAATGGAGTTTCTTCATTCACGTATAATGGTAGGATCGTAGATAATAACGGAACTGTCGTAACATCTGGAATTTCTTTATTAACGACAGATGTTACCTCTCAGAACGGCGCAGAGATTGAATCGATAGATTCAATTAAAAAGTACGCACCACGCATCTATGCGTCCCAGAACCGCGCTGTAACTGCCTCTGACTATGAAACTATCATTCCTACACTTTATCCCGAAGCCGAGTCCATTTCAGTTTTCGGTGGAGAAGAACTGACTCCCCCAAGTTATGGAAAAGTTTTTATTTCAATTAAACCTTTTAATGGATCTTTCGTACCCAATAGCGTTAAAGATAACATCAAAACAAGATTGAGAAGTTATAGTGTTGCAGGTATCGTTCCCGAAATTTTAGATCTCAAGTATTTGTATGTTGAGTATGATAGCACAGTATATTACAACACAAATACAACTTCTGGAGTAGATTCTTTAAAAACTTCAGTTGCATCAAATATTGAAAAATATGCAAACTCTACGGAACTTAATAAGTATGGCGCAAGATTTAAGTATAGTAAATTTTTAAAAATTATAGATGATACCAATCAGGCTATCACATCAAATATCACTAAAATTGTGATGCGTCGAGATGGAAAAATTGAAAAGGATAAACTAGCAAGATATGAAATTTGTTTTGGTAATCAATTTCATATCAAAGATTTGAAGAATGGATATAATATAAAATCTTCCGGATTTAATGTTGATGGAATATCCGATATTGTATACTTATCAGATATTCCCGATGCTGATGGATTAAATGGAAGAATTTTTCTGTTTAAATTAAATTCTTCCGCAGAACCGATTGTTCTTCGTAATAATATTGGAAGTGTTAATTATGTAAAAGGTGAAATTTTACTTAATCCGATTAAAATTACAAATACTGTTAAATTTGATAATGGAATTCCAATTATTCAAGTTTCCGCGATTCCGCAGTCAAATGATGTTATTGGATTACAGGATTTATATTTGCAACTAGATATTAATAATAGTGTGTTAAATATGGTATCAGATGAAATTTCTTCTGGCGCTAGTATTTCAGGATCAACTTACACAGTAACCTCAAGTTACACAAACGGAGCCTTCGTAAGATCGTAATCATATGTCAGAAACCAGAGTCAACGTTAATCTGCTTGTTGAAGGACAACTTCCTAATTTTGTCAGAGAAGAATTTCCATTAGTTTCCGAATTTTTATCTCAGTATTATAAGTCTTTAGAATATCAAAGTGGAACTTCTGATATTTTGCAAAATATTGATCAATATGTAAAAGTCGATCAATTATCAAACATAACAGATTCAACAACACTCACTCAAGATGTTGGATTTATTGATGATGCGATTAATGTTGTATCGACATATGGTTTTCCAGATCATTATGGATTAATTTTAATTGATGATGAAATTATTACATATACTGCAAAAACAGCAACTTCATTTACTGGATGTGCTCGTGGATTTAGTGGAGTAACTTCTTATCAAGGAGAATCAAATTCAGATCAACTTGTATTTTCACAATCAGACTCTGCAGAACATACATCTTCAACAACAGTTACAAATTTAAGTGTACTGTTTTTGAAAGAGTTCTTTTATAAGTTAAAAAAACAAGTTACTCCAGGATTTGAAAATAGAGAGTTATATTCACAGTTGAATGATGGTTTATTTGTCAAACAATCTAAAGATTTTTATTCATCAAAAGGAACTGATGCTTCTTTTAAAATTCTTTTTGGTGCATTATATGGAAAAAATGTTGAGATTATTAGGCCTAGAGATTATCTCATTCAACCTTCAGATGCTCAATATAGAATTACAAAAGATTTAGTTGTAGAAGCAATTGAGGGTGATCCCACAGACTTAGAGAACAAAACTCTGTATCAAGATGCTGTCACTAATATTAATGAGGCAGAAGGAACAATATCAAAGGTAGAAAAAATTGTTAGAGGAGAGAAAGAATATTATGTTATTAGTCTAGATGCAGATTATGATAGAGATATTAATGTAAATGGAACAGTTCTTGGAAACTTTACAGTTCATCCGAAAACTAGATTAATCTCAGATGCAAGTGTTGGAGCAGAAACTTTAGATGTTGATTCTACTGTAGGATTTCCTTCTGCCGGAACTTTAATTGTTGATTTAAACAATGAAACATCAGTCACAATAACTTACACATCAAAAACGTTAAATCAATTTTTTGGATGTTCTGGAATTACTCAAAATTTATCATCGCAGCAAGATATTAGATTAGATACATTTGCTTATGGATACTCAGATAATCAAGGCACAAATATTGTAAAAGTTAGAATTACTGGCGTTTTATCTGACTTAGATATTCTCAATTTTAATTCTTACTACTCTGCAAATGATTTAATTAATGTTAAATCTCTTGGAAAATCTCTTGAAGAACAAAAAGCAAATAATTGGTTTTTTAATGTTTCTACAAGATATGAAGTTAAATCTGTTATTCTTTTAGATTCATCAGATTTCACGTATCAAATAACCCTGTACGATGATCATAATTTATCAATTGGCGATTCAGTAACACTAATTTCATCAACTGGAGTAGAATATCTTCCAAGTGATATTGTATTAATTCAAAATAAAAAAGTTTTTGATATTAAAGGACAAGGAATATTAGATACAAATCTTTTTTATACTATTAGAAAAAATCTATTAAAAGTTAATTCTACAAATTACCCAGAATTAAGTAAATATACTTCAAATGTTCAAAATGTTTATTCTGATTTGCAGGATTCGTTATATGTTGCTTCACCATCACTACCAACATATTTAAATCAAGCTTTAGATATTAAAGATAGAACAGTAACTTTCTCTGGAACATTTAATGGAACAGATCTTGTAATCGGAACGCACGGGTTTTACACCGGAGACTCTGTAGTTTATTATGAAACTAATGAGGCGAATAAACTTGATTTAATTAACGGAGTTTATTTTGTAAAAAAAGTTGATGATTCAGCAATTAGATTGGCAAGAAGTAAGGATAATATTTTTACGAACAATTATATTACAGTTAACGGAACAGTAACAAATAATAAATTTTATTTAGCTCAATTTACAAATTCAGACTTAACTCTTAAAAAATTAGAACCTCAAAAGTTAATTAGAAAATTAATTGAACCAACAGACGATGTTATTCAACATGAGACTGTTCCAGGATCTACGGGAATATTTGTAAATGGTGTCGAGGTACTTAATTACAAATCTCAAAATGCAGTTTATTTTGGAGAAATTGAAAATATTGCAGTAACTGCATCTGGAATTGGATATGATATTCTTAATCCTCCCGTTTTAACTATTAGTGATGATATTGGAAGTGGTGCGAATGCGTATTGCTCTGTGTCAGGACAACTGGAAAGAATTGATATTATTGATCCTGGATTTGATTATGTGGAAGATCCAATTATTACTATTTCCGGCGGTAATGGATCTGGAGCAACGGTAAAAGCAAATTTAACTGATTTTGATCATAGTGTTGAATTCAATTCCATTGAATCGGCATCTTTGGTTAATTTAACAAATAATACAATTGGATTTTCTAGTCATCACAAATTTAGAGATGCTGAAGAAATAATTTACAGCACTCAAGGAGGAACAAATGTTGGTGGTTTAACAACTGGATCTAAGTATTATGCTTCTGTACAAGACGCATTTACTATTAAATTGCACAAAACTTTTACGGATGCTGCAGTAGGAATTAATACAATTGATTTAACAAGCTATGGAACAGGAAATCATAGATTTTTATCGATTGGTAAAAAGAAGAAATTAACATCGATTATTGTTACCAACGCAGGAACAGGTTATAAAAATAAAAAAACAACAATAAATTCATCTGGAATCAACACAGCATCAAATTCTATTTTGATTCAAAATCATGGATATCAAAGTGGAGAAATTATTACTTATAGCACGAGTGGATCATCTATAGGCGGTTTATCACCATCATCATCTTATTATATTACTAAAATTGATAATAACGAATTTAAATTATCTCCACTTGGAATTGGAACAGAAATAAAATCTTTTTATTATACAACAAAACAATATATTGATCTAACTTCTTCTGGAAGTGGGATTCATGAATTTAATTATCCACCAATTGAGGTTTCTATTAAAGGAAATATTGGCGTATCAACTTTAACTGGACAAAATTATCAAGCCGTTTTACAACCAATTTTTAGAGGATCCATTGATTCAGTTTATATTGAAAATGGAGGAACAAACTATGGTTCTGAGGAAATTTTAAATTACAATAGACAACCACAGTTTTCTTTACTTAATGGAACTGGTGCTCAAGTTTTATCAATTATTTCTAATGGGAGAATCTCTGAAGTTTTAGTTAAAAATGGAGGATCTGGATATAATTCTCCACCCACATTAAGCGTTAGTGGTTCTGGCAATGGGGCAATTTTAACTCCAATTATTGCAAACGGATCTTTAGTTGAAGTTAAAGTTATTTCTGGCGGAATAGGGTATTCATCTTCATCAACTATCATTGATGTAATTTCTGCTGGATCGGAAGCTAAATTTGAAGCACAAATTAAGGAATGGAGAATTAATTTAGTTGAAAGTTTATTTAATGCAAATCAAATTTCATCTGATGATGGAATTGTAGCAGATCCCATTATCTCAACATTTGGACTTGAATATTCTCATGCATATGCTGCAAGAAAATTAAGAAGTTCAGTATTGGCAAAACAATTTACTGGTTCCAATGAAGTTTTTATTCCAGATCTTCAAGTTTTTAATGGAAAAGAAGTAACTTCAACAATTCATTCTCCAATTATTGGTTGGGCATATGATGGTAATCCCATTTACGGGCCATATGGATATTCAACGCAAACCGGTGGAGCGATAAAAATATTAAAGTCTGGTTATGAAGTGGTTTCAAAACCCGGAAGGCCAAACACATCTACTTATCCTTTAGGTATTTTTGTTAACGATTATGAATTTACAAACAGTGGAGATTTGGATGAGCATAATGGAAGATTCTGCATCACTCCAGATTACCCAAATGGAGTTTATGCTTATTTCTCTACAATAAACTCACAATATCTTGAATCGGTTGGCCCATTCCAAAATTATAGAAAACCAGTATTTCCATATTTGATTGGCAATACTTATAAGTCAACTCCAATTGAATTTAACTTCCATAAAACATCAAATCAAGATGATATTAATTTGAATGAAACAAAATGGATTAGAAATACTACACCATACAATGCGACTAAATCCAGAAGTTATTATGATTACCTTTTAGATCCAAACTCTATTAAAAAGCAACTTTCTATTGTTAAGAATAGTTCAAGAGGAATAGTTGACTCAATAGGTATTGTAACTGGTGGAAATGATTATCAAATAGATGATCAAATTGGTTTTGATAATTCGAATACTGGTGGTGCGGGAGTAATTGCAAAAGTTTCTTCAATTAAAGGAAAAACAGTATCTCAAGTTAGCGTTGCAACATCAACAATTTCAAATATTGAATTTGTGCCGTTTAATAAACCAAATGCACTTATTGGATTTGCAACATCACCTCACAATTTACTTACAAATGAAATTGTTACCTTTAGTTCATTAAATGATTCAGAACAATCTGGAAAGATTACAGTTACACCCAATAAACTCACACTAGTAAGTGGAATTGGATCTGTAGGGTACACTGGACTTGTTACTTATTTTGAAGTTTCTGGATCTTTAACTTATCCTTCAATAAAAGAGAATGACATATATCAAATTTTAACTGAACAGGTTAGAGTTCTCAATATTGATACAAATTCTTCAAGAATTAGAGTTCTTAGAAATCAAAATGGAACTCTTGGAGTTTCTACATATAGTGCTGGAATAGCTTTAACTGAAAATTCTAGAAAATTTGAAATTAATATCGGATTATCCACATCATATCAATATGATTTAAATACCGAATTTTATTTTAATCCAGAAGAATCTGTCGGACTTGGAACAACTTCTGGCCCTGGAATTGGATACACTTTAACATTCACAAATCCTGGAGTTGGAATTACGCAAATCAATGTTCCAACCCAGTCAATTTACTTACCAAATCACAGATTACTAACTGGATTGGAATTGGTATATTCTTCAAATGGTGGAACAGCGGTTTCTGTTTCTACTGATGGTATTTCAAGTTTTCAACTTTTAGATAATCAAATTGTTTATGCTGCTAAATTATCAGATGACTTAATTGGCATTTCTACTATTAAAGTTGGTTTAGGATCTACTGGAATTTTTGTTGGAATTGGAAGTACATCAACTAATCTATTATACTTTACAAATGTTGGAACTGGAGATACGCATAGTTTAACAACTAACTACTCAAATATATTAACTGGACAAATTAGCAAAAATACAGTTACTGTATCAACCTCTTCTACTCATGGACTTTTAACTGAGGACAATGTTGTCATTTCAGTAAAACCAGGAATAACCACTACGGTTGTATTAAAATATGACAATTACAATCGCAGATTAATTACAAATCCTAGAGAATTTGTGGCAGGAGATGTAAATGCCATAAATGACACTATTAACATTCCAAATCATAATTACTTTACGGGACAAAAGATTCTCCACACAGCAACAACTGCACTTTCTGGAGGATTGTTAAGTGAACAACTTTATTATGTTGTAGTCGTTAATGATAATGAAATTAAACTTTCAAATTCATTTTACGAGTCAACAAAAACAAATCCAAGTTTTGTTGGTATTATCACAGCGGGTTCGGGAACAATTTCCGAAATTAATCCACCAATTAAATTAACAAAAAATAATAATTTAATTTTTGATGTTTCAGATTCATCATTATCATTTACAAAAGGTGGACAAAACTATTCTGCATTTGATTTAAATTTTTATACTGATTCTGAATTTTTAAATAAATTTGAATCTACTGGAACTAATAATACG